GTAGAAGAGTTCCGGTGCTTCTTCGTTATGTGCTGTTTCATAGCACAGAACATAATCGTGTTTTTGCAAGTCAAGACGCTTACCGTGTTCTGCGGTAATGTCTGCAATATCTATTACTACAGGACGGTAATTACTTGTGTTACCTCTATTCCAATCAGTTTTGAATAAAGAGATAATAGCATCAAGCCCTTCAGTCCATGTTGCTACCATGTTTAGCCCTCCTTCTCAAGTAATTTCTTGTAATCAATTGGAACGAATAATCCATTCTGATATTTCATATTGTATTTATCAAGGTGAGGATTAGACCTTAGCATGGCCCTATCAGTTGCTTTGTTAATTGTATTCATTTGAGATTCTGTAGCAGGTTCACCTGTAGCCACACTTATAGGGTAACCATCTTGTATTTTGAATCCTAAATTCATTGCTTCAATAACCATCATTCGCTCACGATATTCTGCTGGTATAGTGGTAAATTGTTGATAAAATTGCTTTTGCATCTGCTTATCTTTTTTGAATAATTCTTCTTGGATTCTAATGTGTACTTCCTCACCCTGCTTTTTGAAGTCACGCTTATCCATTATTCAAACACCACCAATTCAACATACTTTGGCAGTGTTCTATCTATTTCAGCCTGATATAATTGCACCTTGCTTGCAAGGTCAATATTCTGTGTACCTTCAGGGATTAGTACACTTCTATCATCTGACATAAGTAATTCGATTGCAACCATCTTAGTGCATATATCTTCAATTGCTTTCTCAATATATCTTTCACCGTAAATGTATGCTACCTTGATTGCATTCCACTCAAAGAACGGATATGAGTTGTTAAAGTAAACAATACCCATTTCATGGTCAAGCCACCAATCACGAAGTCTTGCATTGTCACCACTTGCAGAACCACCCTGTAAATCTACTAAGAAAGTAGTTTGAGTTATAGTTCCTGTAATAGCACCTAAACTACCTGTTACTGCAACACACCCTGTAAACGATGTAGCAGTTTTACCTGTGTAACGGAAAACATCACCGCTTGCATCTATAGCCACACCAGCATTTACAAACCCTGTTGTAGATGCTACATTGATGGTTGTAGAATCAAGACTTGTGAATGTGGTGCTATTATTTTGTCCTTGGTCTATAGAAATATCAGAAGATGTAGTTACAATACTACATACTTCACCGGCTTTTACTGCTCTCATAGATGTCAGTTTTACAACACCTGTGCCATAGTCTGCGTTTGCTGATGCTAAAAACTCATGATTCACTCCTACATTAGAAGTTGAGCCTTCTAATGTAAATGCAGGTGCAAACTCGGCTGCTGTTTTTCCTACTCTGTCCTCTTTGTTGATTAGGTCTGCAAGGTTTTGAGCGACAGTTGTTGCATCAAAATCATCTCTCCATTGATTAGTTCCTGTACCTTGTGCTAATGTAGCAACTGTGCCGTTACCGGGTGACAAATATATTGCTGAAGAGCCTAAGTTAGATACATCATTAAACTTGACTCTGACTTCAGCACCACATATCTCACGATAATCGTCACCCTGCCATAGTTCAATGCGAAGCATCTGTTGCACATTACGGAATAAAAGAGGCGCAGTTCCTACATAATCAGTATAGTATCGTCTTCTGTATGGTTTGTATGTATCGAAGTTAATGTATTCAGCACTTACAAGATAAGGTCGCCAAGCATTGCGTGTCATGTTGTCTATGCGGTCTTGCATTTTTAGAATTACATGGTCTACCTTGGCTTTTGTTAATCCACGAACTCTACCATTGGTAAACGATGCTTTGTTTTGTACATACCCGTTGTCAGCCACTTGATAGTCCGATGCCGTTAGTGTTGCCCCGCTAAAGGTGATTTTGACATTTCCGGCCTTGCTACTTGTACCTTTACCGATAGCAGTGATAGTCAACTCTTCTTCACCGAGTGGGTCAGCATCGCTGTACACACGAATTTTGTCGCCTTCGCTAAAGCCTACTTGACGATACTCGTTGCCTGTGATATACACTGCGTCCGTATCAGCGTCAGCACTCATTAGTATAGCGTCTTGTGCGCTAATCTCAAGAAGGTCTGCTACTTTTTGGGCTGTAGTGTACGCTACTTCATCAGGGTAAAGTGGCCTTGTTTCAGGCTCACCGGGGCTGAATACCATTGGCACACTTTATTCCCCCTCACATATTTGCTGATGCACCTGATGTCGGTGTGTGACAGTTTAAACATGCACCATACTCAAAGTCACCTCTATCAAGTTGCTTCTTACACCCTTTACACTCATAATTCATGTCTTGTACATGTTTGTATCGTATCATTTCCAACTCTTCGGGTGTAAGCCCTCCTTCTGTACGATAATCTGATGTATGATTATCCATTGCTTCTCTTCGTCTTTCCAATGCTTCTTCTTCTTGAGAAGATATTTTCAACAAACTCCAAGCATCTCTAAATGCGGTTTGTCTTGATGTTTTGAAATAATCAGGATGGTCGGGGTCCATTGGTATATGTTGCCTTTTAGGTGCCTCTTCTTCAGCCTCATCTTCTTCTTGAGGTTTTAGACCCTGACGAAGATTCCCTTGCTCATCAAATATATCAGGAGTTTTAGGCGGTGTATTAAATGAATTACCCGGACTTGTTACAATAGGTGGTTCAGTTTCAAAACGGAAACTTCCATCCGGGTTTCTAAACTCATCATCAATTGATGACATTTCACCTTCTACATCAGGTGTAGATAAATTTGACATCAATTCTTGACCTTCAAACGGTACTTTTTCACCCATGAACTTTAATCCGTATTTTTCAGGATTCATTACTGCTTCTCGCATAAGTGCATCTCTTGCTTGCTCAAACTGCTCTCCTGAAGCATCACCACCAGCCCCTCTCAAATGCTCGGCTGCTTTTTGATTAGCCCACTGTTGCAATCGCTTTTCTTCACCCTGCTCAGTTAAAATCTTCTGTCTATGTGGACGCATTGCTTTAATCAGTATTTTATTCATAGACTTCACATCCTTTTCTTTTCATCTCTGTGTCCTAAGTTGTATTCCATAGGTTTGTCACACGCACCACAGGTTTCTCTCCATAAGAAATGTAAGAAACCACAGTGTGTGCATCTTGTACCTGCACCGATGTTTAGTACATCGCCTATATCACGATTACGCTTGCGCTGTTGTTGTGTTACACCGGCTAATGGTTTATCAGAATTAGTAACTGCACTACTATTGTAACTCAAGTCAGACTTAGTGCCCTGCTTAGAAGCCCGCATTATGTCCGATAAGTCAATGCTTCTAACATCGAATCCCATACCACTCACCTCAAGCGAGTTGATACAGAATTACAATAAATGTATTACCGAGAACAGTAATACACTCAGTGCCTAAAATTGCGTTAGTTGCACTTGCACCTGCTACCGCATGAATAGCGGTGTTAATAGTGGTTTCTAAAGTAATAGCGTCGCTAAACTCTTTTGGAGATAACGGCCCTACCACTTTAGATGCTACCTTCGATAAGTTTGCCATTGGTAGTCACCTCAAGAGCGACGACCAATTGCTACAAAGGTGCAAGCCGCACCTACATTGAGTGTACTACCATTAATACCGGTTGTAGTTGCTGTTGCAGCACCACCGATAGGGTTAGCAATAGCACCATCAATAGAAGCCAAAAGGCTACTCAAATCAATGGCTTCTGCACCATCGGTACTGCCTGTTATAATCATTCTGTCACCGAAATATGTCGGTCTGTTGTCAATTGTTACTGCCATATTATTCTACTCCTTCTATTGTAGGGTTTAAGTGCCCTTCTACAAATTCAAGTGCCCTTGTTTTAGTGACATATCCACTCCCTATATCTACATTGTTGTCTGCGAGCCATCTTAAAATATCTCTTCGACTCCAACCGGGGTCAGGAATACCATCGTCATCTTCATCAAGGGAATCACCCCCCTCATCACGCTCTATTAAAAAGTGTGATGAGGGTAGGGTGTGTCGCCACTCATCTAACCATGCTTGGTTTACTGTAACAACCTTACCTCTAATCCAAGAGGCACAGCCATCACGCCTTCTTCTTTCGTAGAAGGGGCCAAGATAAGTTACTACAGGCACTTAAATCACCATCAGACTACCAAGACGGTTACTGTGTGGTTATCACCTGTTGCTTCTGCACTTAGAGTCAATACAAGTCCACTGAATGTTACCGAGTAAGTTTTTGCCTCAGTCCCAACGGTGTGTCCCAAAATTGCTACAATCTTACTGATAGGTGTTCCATCATCAAGGTCATCACCTGTGCCTGAAGCACCGGATGCAAGTGTTAGCGTTGGTGTTGCGGTTGCATCATCAATATCAAACTTGATAGTGAGCATTCGCATTGAGCCACCTGCTCGGTTGATGCTGTCATCATTGGTTGCAGTAAAGCCGGTTAAAGCACCCGGATATGCACCCGATGTTCCAGCCGCACCGTCAAGCCAGCGTGTTTCGTCTACAGGTGAACCTGTTCGCATGTCTAAGTCAAGAAGCACAGATACATCAGAAATGTCTGTGTCCTCGAAGGTAATGCTAATTCCTTTGTTATATGCTGTTGCGCTTGCCATAATTTTTCATCTCCTTATTTAATCTCCAAACAGCCTCACTTTAAGTCACGGATAGAGCCGTGTCCTCCGAAGAAAGTAGTCCATAACTCTCCCATAGTGCGGTACATTCCTTCTTGTCCAAGGCGGTTGATAGCGAATGGGTCGCCAGTTTCAATACCGGACTCAAAGTACTGTGTTGGAATTGCTGTACTAAAGTATAGGTAATCAGTATCAAGGAAGTACATTCTGCTGATTGTATCAGGCTGTACATCTTTGGAAGGGATAATTGGTACACCGTTGTAGGTTGCTACGATAAATCCTGCTTCAACACCGGGTACACCTTTAACACCGTTGTAGGTAGGTGTGACTCTCTTTTCTTCCATAAACCTCTGCTGAGATTGTAGAAGTTGTTGTAGCCTCATCAAAGTGTCATATCCTGTTAGGATAACCTTTGGATTACCACCACGAGTCCAAATCTTCTGGAATAGGTCATCAAGGTGGTCTAGTGATAGAACACGGTCAGAACCGGATGCCTCGTTGTGTTCTGCTAATGACCAAGAAGAAGCACTTCGGTCAATGGAGTAAATATCTTCTGCACTTCCGGCAACTGCACCTGTAGTAATTCTGTCAAGTGACTCAAAGTCATTTCCAGCAACAGTTGCTTTGTCAGTAGTTAGCATCTTGTTAATGTGTTCAGCGTGGTGCTTACCCATTTCTTCTTTCATGATAGCACGAATGTCACCAAGTCCGTCATCCTTGTCAGCAAGGAACATTGCAGTTTCAGACATATCGAATGTGTGAACGATTGTCTTTGGTTTTGCTGCAATGTGTTCAAAAGTAGGCTTGGTTGTGTCCGGTAGAGTAGCGTTTTCTGCTACACCGCCACCCTTAGCAAAGGATGGGCGACCTGTAATTACTCTCCAACCACTGCGCTCCCAAGGTCGCTTTGGTAGGATAGAGAATGCGTTAAACTCTTGGTTCAACTGTGACCATACTTTGCGACCATAAATCGCTTGGTATGTACCCGCAGTTGAACTCAACATTGGTGCGTCAGCCTTAAGCAATTCACTACCTGAGTAGGAATAGCCCATAGCATTGCCAGCACCGTAGTAGTAGCGTTCCATGTCGTGAATGTTCCTGATATAATCTCTTGCCATATTTTCATCTCCTTATTCTATTTATTCTCCCCTCATAGTTCTTGAAGCAAGGGCGTGGACTTCATCCCAACCCATGTTTGCCAAATCCTGTGTGGAAGGTACTTCGATGTTAGATGCAGCAGACTTCTGTATTGCTACTCCGCCGCTACCGATGTTGTCTATTCGCTCGTTAAGAGTTTCAAGAGTTTTCATAATTTGTCCAAGTGGCTCTCGTGCATCGAATGCCGCTTTTTCTTGCTCTGCCTTTGCAATTTCAACTTCTTGGTTGAATCTGTTTGCAAAGTGTCCCTCAAGGTCATTGCGGAAGTGTTGCTCTGTTGCTGCTGCCTTGTAGACTTCGTATGCAGCCTCAATGTCAGAGTCAGAAACATTTCCATGATTTAGGTAACCCTTAGATAATTTAGCAGGGCCAAGCGCACCGGATGGTGTCTTACCGCCGCTTGCTGTGATTGCGTTGATTGCACCGGTTGAAGGTGAACCACCTTCCTGTCCACGGCCACGGACTTGACCACCAAAGTAGTCAGCACCGTCTACTGCGTCAGGATTGTCAAAGCCACCAAGTTGTGCCTTTTCCAAGTTGTCAAAGTGTAGTCTTGCTGCATCTGTATCAACACCAGCAGACTTCAGTGTTCCTTCCATCCAACTTAGGTATTCAGAAGTAATTACATCGC